ATGGATAGCGCATGTGCCCTTGTTACCTTCGGACAAGGAATAGCCCCGGTAAGCCGTGTTCTGGGCGTGTCACGTGCGCAGTTAACATTACGGATGAAGGCATCTGATAACAAGCCAGATAAACGGCGTCAGAGGCGCGATGAGGCTGCGGATGCAGAAGTCTTATCGCGCATCCTGGATATCATTGGCGATATGCCAGCATACGGGTATCGCCGTGTCTGGGCGATACTCAGGCGGCAGTCCCGAAATGAAGGACTACCGTTCGTGAATGCAAAGCGTGTTTACCGGATAATGAGCGAAAATAGTCTGTTGTTGTTACATGACAAACCATCACGACGGCAGCGGGAACATAAAGGCCGAATATCGGTGAAGGAAAGCGACCAGCGTTGGTGTTCCGATGGCTTTGAGTTCGGTTGCGATGATGGCGAAAAACTGCGTGTTACGTTCGTCCTGGATTGTTGCGATCGTGAAGCCATAGACTGGGCCGCAAGCACGGGAGGTTACGATAAAGCGACAGTGCAGGATGTGATGTTAGGAGCGATAGAAAAACGCTTTGGCGATAAAGTACCGGAACAGTCCATCCAGTGGCTGACAGATAACGGTTCAGCGTACAGAGCGCATGAAACACGGCAGTTCGCCAGAGAGCTGAATCTGAAGCCCTGCACAACGGCAATCAGTAGCCCTCAGAGTAATGGAATGGCAGAACGGTTCGTGAAAACGATGAAGGAAGACTACATCGCGTTCATGCCGAAACCGAATGTAAGAACGGCATTGCATAACCTTGCAGTGGCGATCGAGCATTACAATGAAAACCATCCGCATAGTGCGTTGGGTTATCGCTCTCCGCGAGAATATCGACGTCAGCGGGTAATGTTAACTTAAGATACAACCCCTGTCTGGAAATAAGGGGGCAAGAACAGAATAACCCATTGTCTTACTTAAAAGTAAGATTGGACACATTCAATGAATTGCTTAGGGTTGGTAGTAGCACTCCAGCATGGGTCGTGCAGGAAGGAAGTGTTGAAAACCAATGGGGGTTCTCATTCACACCGAATAAGGCAAGCTCTTTATATGTGGAAACAGTAAAATCTATGCCTTATATTTACTTGCCATGGATTTATTTACTTCTTGCTCTGGTATCAACAATTTCATTTATTTTTGTCAGAAGCAGTATAAAATGTATAGGCTTGTTGCTGGGCGTCTCATGCTTCATATTTGCAGTGCCTCACTTCTTCGTCAGCCCTGCATCTGACTATAGGTATCTCCATTTCTCAATCCTGTGCTCTCTGGTTCAATTTGTCATATTACTTGGTTTTATTATCAAGAGAATGAGATGATAAATCCCTCTATCGTTATTGCGCGATAGAGGGGAATAATCTTATTCAGGGATGGTAGGCAATACTGGGTTTGATGTATCTACTCGCATTAACTCTAACTTGTAATCCTGCCATTTAATTAAGGCAACTACTTCTTCTTCCGTCGCTTTACCTCTTTCAACTGCATATTGCCGCCATCCTATTTCGTTATCAGCCCTCTGTCGTAATAATGCAAGTTGCGCCTCTATGTCCAGTTTCCACTCTTCTTCTGAAATTACATGTTCAATCAGCGTTACTATACCTTCTTTGTCCACCGTAAAATTATAACCTGTCGGACGTCTCATGGCTTTAGCATATTCTTCATAGGTAACATCAATCGCACTCTCTGGAATCGATTTATATTCAATATCGCTGGGGTAAAATACGCCATTAGCGAATTTATAGGAAATATCCATTTTTGTTCTCACATACCAATCATAAATAAACTAACACCACGGGATTGTAATGCCCCAGCAGAGTTAATACACTTAACAAAAACTTGTTGATTAACCAAGGAAGTTTCAATAAATGCAGAGGCAGTGGTTGACTGATCAATCCCCGTTTGAGCAACAGCAAATGCATGTAGCCCTCTGGTTGGCCATGCGATAGGTAAATTGTAATAAGATGGTGTGGCACTGGCTGAAATGGACATCCATTGAAATATCAAAATTTTTCGCTTGCCATCAATAATTGCTGGGAGTTTCAGATAGCCATTGGTATCAAAAAGGCCTGTCATTACCCCTGCCAAGGCCAACTCTCCCAAATCAAGGTTTTCGAGAGCCGTTTTCACCGTGCCATCCGATTTGATATCACCAAACGGATTCTTGCGGCTTAACAGCAGCGCACGAAGCGCTGTAAGCAGCTGGTCATGCCGCCCCTTCTCCAGGCTGGCACCGGATGCCTCCACCACGCTGCAAAGTTCCTCCTGCAACATGTCAAAGTAGTCATCATCCAGATCGGTGGCTGGCGTGCCGGTCTGGGGGTTACCACGGGTAAAACCGTTCTTACCCGCGCCGAACTTATCCTTCTGCGCGGTTTTTGTGTCTATACGATGCATGGATTACTCCGGATATTTAAAAATTACGTAGGTATGCGACGGGCAGAGTTTGTTAAGCACACATTCGACAACGGTGTCCCCCCAGATACGCAGTGCGGAATCACAGGGGTCGCCACATGTCATCCAGGTGGTGTTGGTGGCGGCTGGCATGTTGACCTGCCAGTAATACCGCCATTCCGGCGCATTCACCGCGTCAGTACAGGCCGATGAGCAGGTGAAAGTGCTTTTATCGTATCGCGTGATGGTGGCGTCTGGTCTGCCCAGGGCAGCAAGCTGTGCAAGATAAAAATCCTCATTGATGCCGCCCGCCAGATTAACCTTCGCATCCAGCCGTTGCTGACGCTGGCGAAGGGTCTGTGTCCCTGCGGGAATACATTCATCCGGCAGGCCGCACAGACGCTCCCAGCGGTTTATCAGTTCGGTGGTGGTGCGCGGATCCAGCTCCCGCATCAGGGCATCCGCACGCTGATGAACGCGGGTTAATGACGGTGCCGCACCGGCAATCGCCGGATCGCTGGCTGACCATGCCGGACCGGGCGGCAGCAGTGCCGACAACAGACGGATGTAATCATCGTTTGTCACGTCCATGAAATCGTCCCCAGAACCGCAAGTTCATTTTTTGCAATGGAGATATTGTCTGCCGGTGCAAGCAACTGATGGCTGTATTCCCCGTTCGCACCGGAAATCGCCTCACTGATACGCGATACCTTCAGTTCTCCCTGCGGATAACCATCACGCAGCAGGAACGAACGCAACTCCGCGGTGATGGCAGCCCGTATTTCCGGTGTGTCCGGCGTCACGCGGATATGAAAATCCACCGTATGTGCCACCGGCCTGAACACATACAAATCAGAGCCTGCCACCGGGGCCAGTGGCCCGATATGTTGTCTTGCCGCCGTTTCCGTTGATTCTTCCGGAATGGGATTAATCAGGTCACTGCTGGCAATCATCACACCGACAGTTCCCGTACCCATCCAGTGACGGTATGTCCATGCGCGGGTAATGCCGGGCACTTCTTTAGCCCAGACGACATAGTCCCCGTCAGCCCCGCCCTGAGGCGTCCAGTAATACCGCTCAATGACGCGGGCGCGCCACGTTTCCAGCTCTTCAGTATCAAATCCGCCTGTAAGGGTGTCAGCCACACCGGAAGACGGCAGACCATTCACCGGCGTGACCAGGATTAATGCCGTACCGTCGTCAGCGTTACCGACCGCACCTGCACTTGAGCAGGCGATCGGCACGCGCAGGACACCACCGGAGCTGGTTGCATCGGCAGTTGCCGTGTACTGAACCAGGTCATCGCGCTGAATAACACTCCCGGCGGTCACCTTCAGGCCATCGCTGACACCTTCCCAGCGCATATACCCGCTGGCAGCCGTGGCCCCCTTGCGCGGACACCGTTTCATCGCAGCATGTCGCGCCAGCCAGGACTCATCGCACAGGTCAGGCAGCATGTTCATTGCCAGATAATCGATGTAACCGTAAACCGTATGCAGCGCCGCCGCATACACCTTTGCCCGCACGTCTTCATCCATGCGCCGGAGCGTGTCGCTGACGTCCAGCCTGGCGAATAAATCGTTACGGAGCATACTGATATTTTCTGCCAGCGTCGGGCGCTGAAATTCACTGTCCGCCATGCGTTATCGCACTCCACAGATCATCAAAAGAAATCATTACCGGTCCGTCACGACGCCAGAGAGTAATACTGTTACCCAGTTCATTAATCCCGGTGCGGCGGATATCCAGATCAATACGGGACACCACGCCGTCATCAATCATCCATTGCAGGCATTCGCGGATATACCCCCTTACCGTCTGCACCAGTTGATTGGTCAGTTTGCTGCGTTGAAGCAGCCACAGTCGGGAGCCGTAACGGTCATTCTGTACCGCAGGCCAGGTATCCCCCCACCATCCCATCGGGACGTCGGCATTGTCATCAGGCTCCGCCCGCCGCCAGGTAAACAGGGAAATCACCACGGCGCGGGTCAGCGGATCCAGCGGTGCGCTGGCGCAGGTGCGTTTACCGTTCACCGTCAGCCACAGTTCCATCATGCCTCCATCGCTTTATCAGGTTTGTCGGTGTTACTGCCCTGACCGTTCTCTCTGTGACGATGCCCGTTATAGGCAAGCCGCATCGCTGACATGGTGGTGCCGCCGGAGTCGCACAGGTCTTTCACCTGTCCGGTCACTTCCAGGTCCATTTCAAAACGTGCTCTGGGCGCATTGCGAAACGTGATCGTTTTCCCTGCACCGTCCACCACGATCCCCTCCCGGGTCAGCGTCACGGACTGCCCCTGATCGTCATAGACAGCCACCTCACCCGTCTGCAGCCCTTTCAGGCGGTAGCGCCGGTCCGACACCGTAACAACCACCGCATGAGAACGGTCACCATCCGGAAACAACACCACCGCTTCCGCACCGCTGTTTGCCCTTGCGGTAAAACCGTAGGGTTCAAGATGTTCAACCCCGGCTTTGGGTTCACCGGCAATCAGGCACACATCCACGGTCTGACATTTCGTGGCGGCACTGATGCTTTTCACCACTGCCCGCCCAATCAGGCCGAGGAGTTGTCGCTGCATGGCTTCAATCGTCCTCATCAGAACGGGTCCTCCTGTACTCTGGCTTTTTTCTTTTTCCGCGCGCCGGGGGCTTCGGGTTCAGGCAGATAAGCATCAGGTGGGCCGACACGGATTTCCGTCAGGGTGCCGTTCTGGTCCTGAGTAAACGTGACTTCCGAGACAAGCAGTTCGGTATTGTCGAAACCACAGACCGGATCGAAGACAATCACCCGCTGGTTGGGCTGCCACAGCGTACCGTTACCCTGTCGCCAGCCCTGCACCACATAGGTGGTTTCATCCGTCCGCGCCGCCCGTTGCCGGGCTTCAAAGTCAGCACGCGCAATACAGCCTGCCCCCGTAGTCTGCCCTGTCTGCCTGATATACATCGGACGGTAACGGGCAATAAATGCGTCCTCTGTGCGGGCCCGCAGCGCGGTGGTGGTGGCCTCACCGAAATCATCGTCGTTTCCGGCACGCTGCCCCGCCACCTGGTAAACAGAAAACCGCTCCCGGATACTCTTCTCCGTATCGCAGGAAAGGATGTTTTCCCCGAGTACCAGCGCAGTATGTGCCCGCGTTGAGCCAATACCGCTAATCACCAGCCTGCCGTGCGGGTCGTCGTAAGCCAGTGCCTGCTGCTGACCGAGTATTTTGTTGATCACCTCAATCACCGTTTCGCCGTGATCAGGCTGGACGTCAGGAATAACACCCGACGGCGCACCGTTGTTCACCACCTCAATGCCGAAAGGCGCAGCAAGCGCCTGCGCAATCTGCACCAGCGAGCGTCCGTTAAACTGTGTCGGTTCGGCTGCACAGTCAATCAGGTCAGCGGTCAGACTGCGTCCGGCAATACCGGTGCTGACCGAACGGGCATCGTAACGAACGGGCGTCGCCTCCACCCAGCCGGTGATCACCAGCTCATCACCAATCAGCACCTCCACTTTTGAACCGTTTTTAATGCGCGGCTGAAGCGTGGTAATACCCTCATCTCCCGGCCACTGGCGGGGGATCTCCACACTGAAATCCCGCGCCAGCCGTTCAATACCGGCACCGATGCGCACCGATGTCCAGCCATTCCACTCCCGGCCATTTACCCGTAGCGTGACATTGTCGTTCATTGCACTGGCACCTTCAGAGGGATCACCGGCACAAAGCCGGGATGCGTAATGGCATTACGCCGGATAATGTCCGCGTCACGCGCCGCGTTATCAAACCAGGTCGCCGCCAGCACCAGCGCGGGTAAAACCTCATCCGGTGTGCGCTGAATGATCCGTGCAGACTGTTCAAGGCGCGTGTTGATATCCGCATTCAGATCTGCTTTCACCCGGCGCAGCGCCAGAAACAGCGCATCACTGGTTGTACGGGACAACTCCTTATCAATTGCCGTATTCAGTGTGTCGCGAATGTCGGTCAGTTCTTCCCACGTTGGCAGGTCAACCGTATTTTTCACCGCCGGTGCATTGTTCAGTGCCGGATGCGTGACAGAAGGCCAGCCGGTGCTCTGCGCGGGTGTTGTTGACTGCCCCACTGTGGCATTCTGCATCACCGCGGAAGTTGTGGGCGCAGGCAATCGTGTGACGGCATACGCCGCTTCGCTGATTGCGGTCGTACGAAGGGTGCTGGCAACCACGTTACGCTGCTGCGTCGCCGTGGCGGTGGTTTTACTGTCCGTTTTCCAGACGCCGCGCGGTTGCAGATCGCTGCCGAGGCTGACACCGGAAAGCGTTTTGATCATGGTGACCAGGTCGCTGGCGTTACCATAAAGGCGTTTCCCGGTACGCCACATTTTCTGCACCTGCTCAACGAAATTTTTGCCTGACGATGGCGGCGGCAGAAGTACCGAGATATCCCCCTGCAACAGCCTGGCGGCATCCGATACGGCAGAATCCACCACTTTCATCGCATCAGAAACATACCCAAGCATTGTGCTGGCATTACCGACGACGTCGTTCTGCACAAAATCTGCCACGCCATCGATACTGAAACCACTGAAGCTGTCACTGATGCAGTCATCCAGTGCAGAACAGGATGACATCAGCGTCTGCGCCGTCGCCGCACCTGATGTGGGGTAAGAGAGTTCTCCCGCTTCGACAAACTTCAGGTCAAAGCGGACAATACGCCCTTCACTCTTCGATGTGCTGACCCGAACCTCTCCGTCAACACAGACTTTCAGCTCACCGTAAGTCGGATGGACAAGCGTGCCGGGACCGGGTTTATTCAGCGCGTCAATCAGGCGATCGCGCTGGTCAAAGCAGTCATCTCCCACCACATAAGCCGTGATGGACGGGCGGAAAGTGATTTTCCCCAGGTCTTCGGTATAGGGTTTGTCGCGGTTCGGGTATTCGTGCGTTTCCACACGACGACCGGTTCCCGCACTTTCTTCTTCAACCTTAAACGGCACACCGCGAAATGACGCGTCCTGAAGTCTGTCTTTCCACGTCATATAAACTCCGTACATAAAAAATCCCACCGGAGTGGGACTCATTAACAGATTAATTTTTCATTACCTGCCAAAGCGCGTATAGCCAACATCATGGCTGACATCAAAACCGCTGGATCGCGTTTCCATAACCCGCATACCCGGAGGCGAATTCACAAAAGAGACCTTGATCTCACCATCAACTTTTGGCGCAGAAGCTTTGTTAATCATGAAGGGATTCGGGCCTGTGGCACCGGAGGCGTTGTTTGACTGAGCCAGATCCACCACCGGATAAGGTGTGTATCCCCGCGCCGATATTCCCGTCCCATAAGCATCATAAGCACCCGCGCCCCACTGCGCAGAGTTAATGGCATCGACCGTGTCACCGGAACTGTCGGTAAACCACTCAATAATTGGCTTCAGCTTGTCCCACATATCCTGAAACCACTTAACAACCGGCCCCCAGTTATTGATCACCATCCCCAGCGGCGACCAGGCAAAAACTTTCTTAAGGAGTTCACAGCCAGCCTCAAAATAAGGACCAATGGTTTCCCAGAGTTTCTTAAAATAAGGTCCGACAACATCCCAGTTAGTGATAATTAATCCCGCAGCCAGGGCTATCGCCGTCGCAATCATGCCAATCGGCGTCATCGACATGATCCTGCTGACAATACTGATGGCACTGCCCACGCCCATCAATCCCAGTTTCAGAATCGCAAGACCGGCAGCAAGCCCGACAACGCCGCGAATAACCCGGGGATTTTCATCCGCAAACTTCGTGAATTTCTCCCCCAACTCCCCCAGCCATTGCGTGATATTTTTGGCGTCACCAGAAAATGCGCCGCCAATAGCCGCAAGGCCGTTAGTTGCGGTCCCCGTCATTGCCTCCCACAGGTTGGACAGCGTACCAAGCTGGGCCTGAACACGTTTATTCAGGCTGGCCTGTTTATTCATCTTCTGCTGGATCTGATCGTAGCCATCCTTTCCTTTATCGATTAGTGCATTGACCACCTGAAGGGTTTCGGCATCATCACCAAATATTGCCTTAAGTACACCTGTTCGCTTAACGTCGGTCAGTTTTCGCAGCTTTGCCAGTTGCCTGAACATGTTATCAAGACCGCCAAAACTTCCTTTGCCGTCAGTAAAATCGAGCTGTACCCCGAGTTTCTGGCGGGCCATGATTTTATTGACGTCCCTGATTTTCTTAACGCTTAATCCGGACTGGATAACTTTTCGCAGGGCGTTACCTGCCGACTCCCCGTTCATCCCCATCTGATCCATCATGACGCTGATGGGGGCAAGGCTCTGTGCAGCCTGAAGACCGTCCTTGTTCACCATCTTCAGAACAGAGCTGGTTTTAGTGAAGAAGGACAACATGTTGGTATCGTCAACACCCAGATAAAACGCCTTCTGGATAGTGTCGAACAGCCCCATCATGTCTTCTGACGCCGTTCCGGTAGCATCCTGCATCTTTGCAGCAAACTCAGCAGCCGCTTCCGGTGTTTTTTTCAGTTGTACCGCAAGATAAGCTGTCGCTTTACCCACACCACCAAGAATGTTTTCTGCCGGGATCCCCTGACGCACCAGCATCTGCATCATGTTCTGGAAATCAGCCGTTGTACCGGGTAGCTGGTTACCCAGGCCAATAGCCAGTTTATTGATGTCCTGAAAGCTCTTTCCAACCTCGCCGTTCGCATCCATCATGGCGACTTTCAGCCCGGTGGCGGCGTTTTCCTGATCGGCATAAGATTTCAGGGAAAGCGTCAGACCCGCTGCCAGTCCGCCACCAAGCGCCAGCCCACCCTGTGACGCTTCTTCCGCCTGGCGTTTAAATCCCCGGATTTTCTTTTGCATTTTCGACAGCGCGGGAGAAAGTCTGTCGACACCGGTGATCAACGCCTTAAGCTCAAATTCAGCCATGTGTGCGTTTCTCCTGCTCTATCCTGTTTGCCTGACTGACCAGCAAGGGAATTTCACTGATCGGCATATTCAGCAATTCGAAGGGATTAATGCGCCAGTAACTGGCGCAGTCAAAGAAGCGATCAGTGAGGTATTCAGCCGTCAGGCCTGGAGGAAAAAACCGGCCACAAGCCACGCCGCTGCATTCAGGTCTGCCGGAGACATCTGGTCGACAGAGCTTTGCGGCACTTTCGCCAGCCGCACAATGTATTTCGACACCACATGCGCCAGAAGTCTGACGGACTCATCCTGATTCATCTGGTAGGGATACCCCAGCTCGCGGACATCCTTCCCGGTGGGTTCATCAAACTCCAGTACGGAAAGTGTCTCACCATGAGCGATAATCGGTTTCTTTAACTCAAGCTCTTTCATTACTGGTAATCCCCTTCTTCACCGTGGAACTCAAGATCAACCGTGCCTTCTTCAGCATTATGGTTCGCTTCGCCGTGCAGCCAGGCGGACGACAATACATAGACCTGACCGTTCGCCAGCTCGGCAGTGATGGTCATCTCATCAGACGAGGTGATTTTGCTCACCGGAAAATTCTTCGGCACCTTGAAGGTCCCTTTGACATAAGGCGCACGGTGAGTTTCCTTGCGGTCCACTGAACCGTCCAGGCCGATGATGTCATCATTGACCGTCCTGTTCATGGGCACCTCAATGCCGCCGGTCAGCGATAGCTGCTGACCGTCAATTTTGAAATAACAGGTTCCCCCGATACGGGCCATTATGCAGACTCCTCTGAATACTGAAGACGGAACTGGTTAACCACGGCAAAGACACGCAACTGGTTAACATAGTCAGGCGGGAATAGCGTGTTCAGGCGGTTCGGATCGCTGGCATCACGCTCCACAACCAGGTACTGCTTAAACAGTTCGTAGTTTTCCACGATCCCCGCACGCTCAAGCTGACGGTAGGTTGCCAGCAGTTCCCCTTTGATCACCGCCGGTGTGACAATCGCCTGACCGGGACCAAAGCGGGTACCGTCGCTGGCAAGCTTGTGACGCCCGTACTTACTGGTAATGACGGATTTCAGTTTGCGCAGTACATACGCACTGGTATGCAGCGTCTCGCTGTCGAGGTAGCTGTTATCCGCAACCCCGTAAGCATTTTTCCTGTACGTGGTGACATCACGCTGAATGCGCAGCACCCCGCTTTCGACATACGCCGTTGCCACGCCATGAGACAGCAGGGTCTGCTGCTCGGTCATCGTGAACCGTTTCCCCTTCGGCGCAGGCAGCATACCCACCAGCTCACCGGTCTGCGTGGGACGTGCCGGATCGTTGCGGATAAACACCGCTGCGCGGGCGGTACGGCTTGCCGCCAGCTCGTCGGCAGGCGTCTGGGGCTCTTTTTCGTATCCCGCCAGGGGAATGTGCTGCTGGTTAAACTGGTCACCTGCGGTCACCAGTTCTGACAGCGTGCCGATCTTTGCCGTATACACATGACCATACAGCTGACGCGCATAGCTCCAGCGACCGCTGGTATCGTTCATCTCGGTCACCAGCGTGTTAACGGAGGCCGTGTCGTTGAACGGCAGGCCGATATAATCAAACGGCTCATCCGCCATTGCAGCCACCGCGCCGGTGAGAACCGGAGCGCCCGTTCCGGCGGTCCCCGTCGCCACGGCAATCTGTACGCCCGCTGGCAGCACTTCGCCCCCACCAAAGCCGTAGTAATTGAGGCTGACAGGAATTTCATTCCCGCAAAGCCCCTTATGACGCGCGGTCAGCGTGACCACGCCTGCCGAAGATGAGGCCGTAAACGGCAGGGCCGGAACGGCATTGATGGCATCCTGGATACTGCTGGCAATCGTCGTGACGTTATCGCCGTTGGTCACCGGTGCCTGCACGCGGGTACGTCCCACATAAACATTCACCGTGCCGGTTTCGGTTGCCGCCCCGCTCACCGTCAGCGTAACCGTTGCCGCCGCGCCCGTGGATTCAGGAACGGCAATCACATACAGCTCACCAAACGGGTCGGTCTGGCGATAAGCCTCGACCATACGCGCCAGCTGACTTCCCGCACCACAAATCTGGCGTGCATAGTCTGCCGACGGCATCAGCACCAGACTGTTGGCAACAATCTCTGCACCGTTATTGGCATGACCAATCAGCAGCGATGCTCCGCTGTCCTGTGCAGTATTCGCCGCCTGGTTATCCATTTCCGCATAAAACAGCGGAACCAGCGTATTCGACGGAATGGTGTTAAAGCTTATCGTCATCGGTGTTCACCTTTTTATTCACGCGCCGGATATCACCCGCTGCTTCACGGCGCAGCCAGTAGTTGTTCTCATCAACATTTCGCCCTTCGGCGGGCAAAAGGTCGCCGCGGGCAGGATCAGGAACTGACCGCCCTTTAACAGGTTTGACAAACATGAGGATCCTCAGGAAGGAAGGGTTATTTCGGTGTGATGTTCGATATCGCCGTCAGGCCCGTTACCGGGCTCGAGATAATCAACATCAATCGCCAGCGTTTGCAGTTCATCCAGACTGTTCAGATCATCCTGCTGGCGGGTATCGTCTTCAGTCAGCTCGCTGATGACCGAAAAATCGAACTGATAAATCAGCTCATGACGATTCAGATCCAGCAGCGTGCCGCCGTCATAGGTAATCGGGTTACCGCACGCCTCCGGGTTCCAGCCCAGCAGAGCCTTAAAGAGCATCTGCCGGACATCGTCCACCACATCATACGAGGCAAACTGACCGCGCTCATCACGCCCGTTACTCAGTATGACAACCACGGAGAAGCCCTCTTTCAGCTCCTGCCAGTAGTCGGTCTGGCTTTTGTTTTCTCCCGGAGAGTCATCACCCGGTACCACATACGCCGCCGGGAGTCTCAGCTTTCCGACCTCCGGCAGATTTTTGAACTGTGCCGCGCCTGCCACCCGGTTTTCAAAATACGGGCAGCGGGCACGCAGCGCAGCAATAACAGGCGTCAGTTTCATCTGTGTCGTCGCTCCGGCTTCAGTGATTTACGCAATTCCCGCGCCAGAAAATAGCGTGTCCAGCTGCGGTTCTTTTCAAGCGTTTCCACCATAAAGTTATTACGTGGAGCCAGCCGCCAGCCGCTGCCACCGGATGCACCACGATGATGACTACGACGACGTTTTGCTCCTCCCCGGACACCAAAAAACAGAAACGCCGGATAGAAGTCACCAGAGATCATCCGGTTCCCCTTCCCGTTGCGCTGGTTAGGGGCAATGCGTGTCATAAAACCGGCTCGCTTTTTACTAGCTCTCGGCACCATGTAACCAATCGAACGAGCCAGGCGTCCGGTCTGATAACCGGGGTTTTCACCCGGTGCCGACCGCGCACGGCGCATCACCAGCCGACGGGCATCACGCATATGACGCTGCCCAATCGTGACAAACGCCCGCCGGACACGGGCGCGGTTAAAGCGCATCTCCGCGGGCTGCTGAACATCAACGTGAAAAAAGGGAGTCGCCATTGCTGCCTCCGTGACTCTGCGTAAATTCGCCCAGTTCCGTACACTCCAGCAGCAGAAAGCGCCGCGCCCCGTTCAGATCGCGCTGACGTTTCACCCGGTACACACTGTCATCACAGACCACCTCATAATCAGCAGTGATCCCCCGGCGGTAGCGAATGGTGATGTAATGGGTGATGGCGTCTCCGGTCTGCGCGGTTTCCTGCCAGGTGGTGGCACTGGTCTGGATAACCTTCGCCCATGCCCGGAACGCAACCGGGTATTGAGGCTCCACGCCAAAGTTATCCGCGGGCATATCCACCCGCTGGCGGATCAGGACGCGTTTATTCAGTTCGCCGGGGTCCGGCAGAATGTAGGTTGCGCTGGTCTGCGCCTGACGAATTTTCATAGTGGTATAAGGCGATAAGGAACAACCAACCAGTTAAAACTCATTGGCAACTCCATTTTCTCAACGTCTGTAACCGTTGAGCGATTTTCGTAGAAATGGCTGACAAGTAGCAGAAGCGCCAGCTTCACATCATCAGATATCACAAGCCCATCAGGATCATCCGCAGGCCTGTCATCTGCGGTTGCATACAACTTACGGTTAAGGAAGTTTTCCGTTCGACTCTGAGCGGCCTTACCAAGCAGTTCAAGCAACTCATCTTCATCAGAGAAATCATCATCCAGACGGAGCTGAAGCTTAATCTCTTCCATTTTTAACAGCATAAAACCTCCTGTGCCCGCCAGAACGCGGGCACAAAAAAACCGCATTACGCGGCGTGCTGTATTACGTAAAAAGACTAATCAACCACCAACGCTACCTTTCCCCACCAGCGCTTTAATGGCAGAGGTGTCTTCCAGGATACAGTCAAAACGATGGAAGGCCAGAAAACCGGTCTGATCATATTCCGCGTAACGCTCAACCAGACGTTTAAGAATCATGTATCGCACACGACGGATAATGAAGCGATCAAAGTCACCACAGAACATGAATTTTTTACCCGCCCCGATATCATCAATTTCCTGATCAATGACATACGGTACATTCAACACTGAAGCAGGGGCCACACCAACAATATCCGGCAACCATAAAGGGCGTCCCTGACCGTCTTCCATCTCACTGATCAGTTTCAGCGTATTATCGTTAAACGCCAGGCGGAATTTAGGTCCGCGACGATATGCAGGATCAATGCTGTGTTTCAGAGCCAGAATTTCCTGCCACTTCACCGCATTTGCCGCGGCAGTCTGTGTTGTGCCGGTCACTGATGCTGCCAGCCCTTTGGGTTGTTTAGGCGTACCAGCCCCCGTCCCCTGAATCAGATAACGGGCTTCACCACGACCAATACGTTCAGCAATGCGACGGGCAAGATAAGCTTCCATATCGATCGCACTGTCCTGCAGCAACTCATTAGACACACGAATTATTTTCGATGTCATTTTGAGCGCCCCAAGGCTTCCCATACCGAAATCGGTGTCTTCTTCACCGGCTTCTTCATTTTCGCCCAGCAGAACACCAACTTCGGAAGTACCATCAGCTGTTGCCCACTCCATAGTGCGACCGTCAGAAGTGGTAAGAATCTGCGCCACACTGGCGATGCCACCGTAGGATTTCATCTTCTCAACAACTTTCGCCAGGAATGTTTCTGGTACGGTATATCCGCCCTTTTCATCCTGAGCTACGCCCTGGGCACGAAGTTCACGCAACGCCTTTCGTTCTTCTGATGTCAGCTCACTGGCACCGTGACGCATCCACTTATCAAAAACCTGAGCTCGTTTCTCATCCTGTTGCGGATTGTTTTCCGGATCAAGATTCTGACGCTGCTCTTCCTCATTGCTTTCAATGTACGCCTGATCCTGACGACGCAGTTCTTCTTCGCGTGCAATTCGTTCATCAAGCGCTTCCAGTTCGGATTTTGCTTTGTTCCACTCAGTGCGCTGCTCTTCCGTCCATGCGTTATCACCAATTTTTTCATTCAGGGCGCGCATGTCAGTTGCGATAGTATTACGTTTCTGTTTCAGTTCATGCAGTTTCATGATGTTTCCTTTACGCGTTAAGAAGGGTCAGGACGCGTTCACGCGCCATACGTTGATTAATGGCTTTCTGTAGCGCGCCGCTGTTGCGCCCCTCCTGCCATGCTTTCATGGAGCGAACAGCCGAGTCAGCCTCCTGATAGGCAGGATATGTCACAGGACTGACATCCAGCAGACGGGAAAAGCGGGTTATCTCGCGAATAACAACCCCGTCCTCATCCTGATACCACTCCTCGCCGTCACGGGCGACACGGAAAGCAAAAGATGACTGGTTAATATCTCCACGTTGCATCGGGGCCAGCACCAGATCACGAATGGTCTGTGTCTCCGGAGCCTGGATGTCATAGCGCAATCCGCGCTCATCAACTGAAAGATTCAGCGTGCCTGCTGCACTACGCCCAAGAATAAAATTAGGATCGTGGTTAAACAGTGCGCGTACATCATCACCAAGCACATCGTCAAAAGCGCCGGGCCGGATGATTTCGCGGAATGAACCGAATATCAGCTCAGAACGACAGTCAAACACCGATCCATAACCGATAATGTGCGCCGGGTTATCGTCATGCCGCTCAGCACGCACCTCACCGCTGTAACAACGGATTTCACGGTCATTCATTGGTTTTTCCCTCATCGTTTTTTGGGGGCTTAAAATCTCCTGCCGGGTTAGCAGCATTCACGCTTACCAGCATCTCGTCCAGCCCTTCAACCGGATTCATATCCTCGAATGCGCGGGCCTCATTACGGCTCATCCATCCATCGGTAATAGCGAAGTGATAGAATTGCGCGCGCTCCTGCGGAGTTCCGCGTAAAAGCCCCGTCAGATTGAACCTGACGTAATACCCGGCGGCTAACTCAGCGCGGGTAAACAAGCGACGGTTAAGCTCCTGCTCCCAGTTCGTCACCCACGGCATCATCGTGTAGCGGACAAACTGAATCGCCTGCGCAGAAATATTGGAGAAGGTGGCTTTTTCGAGGTCATTAATCATGTGCGCAGGAATATTGAAAATACCGGCGATCATTGAACGGTTCAGCTTCATCATGTCAATGATCTGAGCGTCAACTGGCGACACAGTCAGTGCCTTGTAATCCAGATCGGCTGGCAGCAGCATGGTTTTGTTTTCCTGGCGGCGTAACGCCTGCGATGCCTTCTGCCACTGATCTTTAAGCCAGCCCCAGCTTTCCTTATTGAGTCCGCTTTTAACGGATACTATCCCCGCCGGACGGGCATTACCGCTGAAGAAGCTTTCTGTGTACTTCTGACCGCTCATCCCCATGCCTATTGTTTCGGCATGTTGCATAATCGGACTCAGCCCCATCTTCTGATTATTACCCAGCGCACGGATGTGGATCATATCGTCCGGACTGATCGCAAACGCCCCATATTCGTTGTACAAACCGTAGGTATATCGGCCACCAGTATTCATCAGCGTCGTTTCCCACGGCATACAGCAATCCAGGGATATGACTTCACCGCGACGATTACGTTTCACCCAGGTATACCCATTCCCCCAGCCAAGGATGTGACGTTGCTTCAGTTCGCGCCATTTGTAGCTGGTTTGCCAGGTATTAGGCTCATCATGAACCAGATAAAACGCCGGATGATCGCGTGCGGGTTCAACCTTCCCCTTGTGCCTGCGCATAACATGCAACGGCATCTGGGCAAGGCTGGAAGACAGGACATAGATACAGGAATACACCGCAGCCAGTTTCATCGCAGTCTCAGGACTGACATAAACGTCTGCCAGGAACAGCCCATCAGTATCAACGGCATCACCGGTTATCGGGGTGGAAGGATTCTCCAGTGATTTACTTCTGAACAGAGCATCAAGCAGCACGCGTCCCCCTTCTGGCCATAGCCAGTGCGCCCACCAGCAGTAAAGCACCGGACAAAATAAGAGCCGGAGCCATACCAAACTGCAGGTAAACCCCGCACGTAAGCAGGCCAAAACCAGCCAGCCCGATAACATCAGCAATTAGTGATTTCATAGAATTAAGAGATCATCGTCCGGATCAAGAGATGAGAGGAAATCGTCAGGTTCTTTGAGCATTGCCCGACCGATCGTCATAATCAGTGCAACCGCACCATCGATTTTGTTTTCCGCCTGCCCCTTGACGGGCTTCACTAAATCATCGTTACCTGGCATGTTTTTGCCGACCACATTGCCGATACACCAGGTCATGATGGGATTGCCGTCATGATGAAAGCGTCCCGATTCAATCGCTGCTTCCAGCTCTTTCATCGGATCGGACATATTGGCGAAGTTCTGGACGATAGTGACGGGATTCAGATCTTCATCAGCAAGGTCATGTGACAGCCCGGTCGCCCCGAGGGGGTCGATGGGTGACTCACTGACCGGGCTGATTTTGTTCGCCGCTTTGGCCTCCTCGAGGATGTAGCGATAATCCACCTCTGCACCATCGGTAACGGTCAGGACGCCCATTTCCACCCATTTCTGAAAGCGTTCGGCTGTCCGTCTATCTTCATTTTTCTCGACGCTGTACACCGTGTCATACGGTACCCAGAAGCGCGGGGCCACACTGTAGTAATGCGTTTTACCGTCAATCTCGCGGGTATAAAGTCGCGCCATGCTGTTCATATCCAGCTTACGCGCCAGGTCAAAGGCCAGAATGCACGGCTGCCCCTCGAACTGCTCAAGGGTCAGTGATTTATCCTCGCAGCTCTGCCAGCTCACCAGGTTGAAATACGCCGAACGCGCCGACACCCAGATATTGAGGTGTTTTGTTTTAAAGACGTTTGCCAGACGGGCGTTATTTTTCGCACGCTGCTGCTGACTTAACAAAAATTCGCGATAAACCGACACGCCAATATTTGGATTGGCTTTTTCCAGCACCTGCGGGTCGGTCCAGTCGTCACCTTCATCAACGGTATAGATGATCCCGAACAGTTCATCGTTAGGCACCGAGCCGTTGAGCATCTCGATGACTTCCCGCCGCTTGTCGTAGCACGGCCCCTCAATGTTGTACCCGGCGGTGGTGATGGCCCACATCAGTGGCTGACGTCGCGCCCCCATCCCGGTAAGCATCGTGGTGTAAAGCGCATCTGTGGCGTGCTCGTGATATTCATCCACCACCGCACAGTGGGGTGATGAACCATCACCGGGGTTACCGATCAGCGGTTCAAACCGCGCGCCATCCTCCGGACGGTTCATGTTTGAGGCGTTAACCTCAATCCCGAACGCTTCCGTCAGCATGGGTGTGCGTTTACACATCAGTCGCGCCGGGCGAAAGACTTCCCACGCCTGTTTCTCTGTCGTGGCACCGGAATACACTTCCGCGCCAAACTCGTTATCACAGGCAAAACAATACAGGGCAACACCGGCAGAGATTGCTGATTTGCCGTTCTTACGGGGGATTTCGGTATACACCTCCCGGAAGCGGCGCAACCGGGTGCCTTTATTGACCCAGCCAAACGCACAGCAGATCACAAATAGCTGCCACGGCTCCAGCGTGATGGGCATCCGTTTGAATGCCCACTCACCCTTGGTGTGCGGCAACAGCTGAATAAATTTCGCGGCCCGTTCAGCCAGGTCCTTGTCGAAGCGGTAACGAAACGACTTACTTTTTTCCGCCATCAGGTCATCAAGATGGCGCTGGCAGGCCTGAATCACAAACTGGCAGGCCACAATCTTTCCGCGCACGACATCACGGGCATACTGATTGGCAGCATTTACGTTGGGGTAAGATTTCCGGCTCATGACTCGATGATTTTCAGAAACGGGTTAGTGGCTTTCTTCTGCCCCGCCAGGCCAATCAGACGCTGGCGGCTGCTGGGGTCGAGTCCGAGCATTGCCCCCGTGCTGCTCATCTCAGACTCCTGTTCTTTTTTGGCGGTCAGCTCCGGATTTTTGACCCTGCCGCCCATTGCACCGGTGATGGTGTTGCCCTGTCTGGCAATATTTTTCACGGCACGTCGCCAGAACTCATAGGCCACACACCACCGCTCAAGCACCGCGAGGTCAGTCACGCACAGCAGGCCCTGACCGCAGAGTTCTTTGGTTGTCAGTTGCCACATGATCGTGGCGAGAGGGAGATCTTCTTCAGCGAACCACTCCGGTGGCTCAACACCTTTGATGGGCGTAAAAACAGGTTCATCTTTATTCAGGGCTCGCTTGCCGGGGTTTCCGGACAGCGCCTTGCGCGCCGTTGGCTTGGGGCGACGCCCGGAACCCCCCGCCGTTCCAGCCATATGCGGCACTCCTGGTTAAATTTCATTTTTCGCGGGTATAAAAAAACGATGGGGCGGGCAGTCCGGAAGACGTCAGGTCACAGGGATTTGCCCCGCCCCTCCCCTCAGACAGTTGAGAATTATTATCACTTCAGCCGTTCACGGGCCGTCTTCGCCTTATGACACGGCCAGCACAGGCTCTGCAGATTACTGTCGGCATCTGTGCCGCCATGCGCTTTAGGGATGATGTGGTCAACGGTTTTCGCCTCACGCACCACACCAGCACGCAGACATAACTGACACAGGCCTTTGTCACGCTTCAGCACACGTTCACGGATAGCATCCCATTTCGAACCATAACCGCGCTGATGACGGGATTGTCCTGGCTTGTATTGCTTCCAACCTTCGCTTTTGTGGCTTTCGCAATAGCCTGAAGGGTCCGTGGTTGTAGAGCGGCAGCCGCGAACACGGCAGGCTTTTGGGGTTCGTGGGGGCATAAATCTCCAATTAAAAAGCCATCGATGATTCATCGATGGCTTATATATTTCTTTGATAGCTAAACATTTAAAGTCTACTAAGATACCAAATCAAATTCGATGCAATTCGATATTCAACTGATTCCGGAAATGTCATATTTGGATTTATAACTTTCCATTCATAAATCGGAGTTGTATTACTGCCATCTGCACCAACTATTTCAACCAATTTATAGTGAATCACACGTTCCGGCTCTGCATGTTCCCCCTGTGCGTAAACTTCGTATTTATTGTCATCACGACCAAGAATAGTAAAAACTAACTTTGCATATGCCATATAAAGCCTCTCTTGTTTAATGATTAACCATTATGCATATATGGCAAAATATAGATATGTAAAATATTACAGTCTTTTTAATTAGTTAAACTATTTCTTCTTTTTTCCTCTAGTTTTCTGATACTTAGTTTATCTAAGTTGCACTGTTTAACAGCAGAAAGAAGATTAATATTCAAATCCAGACTCGCTCCATACGTCAGCGGATTTGGTATGTTCGGTACAGGTGTTTCAGCAGTCAGACTAGTTGGTAGTGGTGTAACCGGAGCGTTCACGTAAACCGTCCGCGAACTTTCGCAACCGGTCAGCAGCGACAACAGGCACAGGACGTGAAGCACAGTCATCATCTGCAATAGCCACTTTGATATCTGCCTGGGTTCTCTGTGACTCCAGTGCGATCTGCTGTTTTGCATGCTGGTTAGCCTCTATAACTGTATTGACGATTTGCAGTGATTGCAGGACGTTACGGGTAATTGCTGTTGCAGATTCAGCATTTTGTACAGCCTCATCAGCACGTTTCTTTTCGTGCTGATATTTGCTGTAGTAGTGGTTGGCAGACCAGATGAAAGAACCGATGACAGTAAAGAAGAATGTAGCGATAACCAGCTTATAGCTCAACTTCATTTACCACCCCACCAACCTCTTTAAACCGGGCAATCAGGTCACCGATTTTATGTTCATACTGACCGTAACCTGCACCGGGTAACGACGCCCAGATATTGCTGCAACGGTCGATAGCCTGACGAATATCGCCGCGATCAATCATCGGTAAAGCGCCACGCTCCTTAATCTGCTGCAATGCAACAGTGTCCTGGCTTTTGGGAGAGAAGTCTTTCAGACCAAGCTGCTTACGGTAGGCATCCCACCAACGGGAAAGAAGCTGGTAACGTCCGGCGGCTGTTGATTTGAGTTTTGAGTTCAGCGTGACAAGTTTGCGAGGATGATCGGAGTAATCAGCGAATAGTTCGCCACCGACAATAACGTCATAACCGTGGTTACGTGTCGGTTGTCGCCCGTTATCCGTTCCTTCTGACCAGGCCACCATATCAAGGAAAGCTTTACGCTGAGGATTAAGATTTTGCATTTTTCACCCCTGTCAGTCGTTCCCAGAAGTACGTCAGTGCAACCGACCCCATCGCACCGCTAATCCCCGCTGTCGCGAGAATCATGTAAATACTGAATCCACTTTCGATGCTAATCAGGCCACCAATAACACCGGTGAATCCTGATACCACTATTTGAGCCAGAGCATTTATCCAACTCCACGTTGCTTTACTCTGCTTCACATCTATCAGGTAGCGGACCAGACCGCCCCAACCTGCAATGATCAGCAAAACGAGCCAGAACGCTCCGGCAAGGCTCTCTTTTTCGTGCATATGAATAGCCAATGTTTCGCCGCCGACAAAAGGCCGGGACGTTAAATGTCAGAATGCAGGCTCACGGGTTAATTTAACGACAAAGCACGGAGTTGATGCTCCCCGCAAGCCTTGAATAAAAAAGCCAGCATATGGCTGACAACAGAGGGTTAAGCAATGTCAATTCATCAGGCGAAGGCAACAAAAAGCCCCAGCAAATACCAGGGCTAGACAGATATGAATACTACTGTTCTTCTATTTTTTTACTGGAAATCAATCCACTGGTCATTTCATAACCGTTTGTGTGGCCACAGTAAGGGCAAATAATTGGCTCTTTATCCTTTCCTCCTGGATAGCCTCCACTATGCTCCCAATAAATAAACTCTTTATTGCAACTTTCATTACTACATCTTGTATTGCTCATTGCATCACTCCCTCAGTAAGTAAGGAAATAAATACATAGCATAACCAAATCATTATTCGAAATTTGAGCACAAAAAACCCGCTCGATGGCGGGTTCAAGAAGATTATCAACGGTAGACACACAAAGCCCATCGTTAGGAGAATCCTAACCATATTTTTTGAAAAATGCAAGAATCATGTCGCCATCTTCGGCGAAAATCATTTATCTTGTCACTCTCCTCAATTGTGTCTCAGCATATGCTTCTTCCTGCCAGCACTTTGTCACCAGTTTATCAATGACATCTGCATATCCTTTGTACCACTGATAATCCGTCAGGTCTGGTACCAGCTTCTGGACATGATTCCGCGCCAGTGTGGTTGGTAAACGGCTAAACCGGTTTCCATTGCAACGCCCACAAATCTTATAAACAGGCGTGCCATGAAGCCGGGTCCTTTTTTCATCCAGGACAATACCTTTACCCTTACACCCTCTGCACGCTGTGCTGACTTCTCCCTTACCATGACAATGCTGACATAGTTCCTTCACCCACTCTTCCTTGATAACAGATTCCCCGCTTCTGGAGTGTTTCACCACTTCGCGCAATACATTATGAAATCCAGTACCAGCACAATGCTCACAGCGAGCCTTACTTGCCGCAGACCTGGAATAATCAGCAAAGGCAAAATTCACAAGGTAAGGGATGATCTGTAACCGGGTTTCTTCACTCAATTTGTTCAATGTCGGGTTATCCAGTGCCATCGCGTAATTGAGCAGACCTTCAATCGCAAACTGAGGATCCTGAACACCAACTTTTGCCAGGAATAAGGCAAACCCAAGCGGTGCTTTCGACTGCACCATCCCCTGCGCAGCCATCACATCCGTAATTGTTAAACCACCAGAGCCTGTCGCCGGTGCGTCATCGCTCAATTTTGGAGATTTTGGGGAGTAATATTTCGGTAAGGCTTCAAGGTTCATGCTCGTTCTCCACTTACGCCAGTACGCCTATTGCCAGCGCACGATCGATAAAACGAAATATCAGCTCCAGCTGGGAGCCATACTTCTCTTCAAATGCCACGGTATCCGCATGCAGCTCGTCGTGATGCTTTCTGCACAAAGGCAACACAAAGAGGTCATGCGCTTTTGTACCCATTCCCCCCTGACCGTGGCCTATCAGGTGGTGAGGATCATCAGCAGGCTTTCCACAACATGCGCACGGCTGTGTCTTAACCCAGCGCGTGTACTTTTCATTAACCCAGCGGCGACGTTTTGGGCGTAACATAAAAGACTCCGGCGACTCCGGATCCACTTTCAGCGCCAGCACCTTTTTCGCCTTATCCTGGATGATGCTGGTGGCAGGAACCGAAGGCACAAGGTCACTTTCCCGGGTGACAGACGGCACAACAGGATTCGGTAATCTCAGTGCCTTACGGGCTGCGCTTTCCGGTAAGGCATCCGCCAGATCATTACGAACCAGCCACCAGCACAGTTCCGGCATTGTCACAACGTGACTGTCATCAAAACCGAGATCCCGACGCACAACAGACAACACCCAGCGGGCACAGTTATCCGTTGCCATTGATTCCAGCCGTTCCGTGAACTGATCGCGCAGCTGGTTATCGCAGTGCCAGCACAGACGGATTGCGCCCGGCGCGTGTCGCATTGTTGTCATGTTCTCGCTGTGCCAGTCGGAATGAGGCCACTGGCAGCCTTTTTCACGAAGTAACCAGCTTTCAAGACATTCCACGCCACCAGCACGACGGATCACTGCCTCATTGCGGAACACGGCCCGAACAGCAAGATCATCCGCCAGCGGTTGTGATGCCGCCGGAACGGCACCACTGGCAAAAGATGAATAACGTTCTGGCTCAGGCTCCAGCAGGACACGCCCCTGCATAAACAGGGGCATCAGCTCTGAACCGGGTCTGAACAATACGATCCCCATACGCGGGGCAATTTCAGGGGTCAGTAATGCTCTCACGGTCACCTCAATGAACGGTATCGAGCAGCTTTAACAGCTCAGGGAATCGGGATTCGAAGAAATGCGGCTGCGTCTCGCGCGGATTTGCGGGACTGGTGATGTTCTTGCCGAACATGCAGCCTTTCGCTGTCAGCGACCAGAATTTTTTGATGTTGTTAATCGCGGTACGGCTGTATCGTTCGCGCTGCTCGACGATCCCCAGCTTCACCATCTGGTGATATGCCTGATTAGCCGTCAGGCGGATACCATACTGCTTCAGCAGTGCACTCAGTGACAGCGTAGGGCGACTTGAGCCATCGGGTGCATCGGCAGGAGCATCAATTGCATAGCGCGGAGCCAGATTCGGTAAGCCAACAGCCTCCTGGAGTTTCTGACAAGCCCCAAGCACTGATGAGTTAGACAGGTTTAATTCCCGGCGCATAAAGTCCAGCAGGATCACGCCAGCCTGCATCTTGTCAGCAGCCTGTCCGGATAATTTTTCCGGTGCGCTGGTTACCATGTCGAAAGTACGGATCACCTTCAGATGGAATGACGGGCTGATCCACATTGCATAGGCATACACCAGTTCTTTGCAGACATACGTCCCCTGGTTATTTCCGCCATTAATGACGCTAACTGGTTGATTTTGTTCCAGAGGCGGAATTCCACCCTCGGTGAAAAGTTGTTCAATCAATTCACAGGTTTGCTTATTGGAGAGCCAGTATTTCGGGCGGTTTTTTTGTTCTCCCCCGGCTGCCCTGTGCAGATCGTTCAGGCTGTAACGCCCATAAGCATCACGACGAACTTCAATACCATCAATGACCATCAGATTATTCATACTTCGTTTCTCCTCTTGCTCAGGCGGCTGCCCCCGCCGTTTTCTCGTACTTACTGATAGTGATCTCGACCTTCCCTTCCGGGATAACCGGTCCCCACTCCACCAGCATTCTTTTCACCTGACTGTCGTCTTCCCACACCCCCGCGTGGGTCAGGGCGTCAAACAGCGCCTTGTTATAGTTGTCCAGATCGCGGATCCGGTTATCCGGAGGAAACAACACGATCTCCACTGAAGCAGGTGCCGACGTTGGTTTCGGCAGACGACGTAACTGCTCAACTATTGCTGCGCACGCCGCGCTCTGGAATTTTCGCCCCGCCGCGCTTATCAGGCTCTTACCAGCAAACGCCCCTTTGTTGGGGTGTCGCCAGTACGTGTTCACGCTGGGCGGAAAAGGCAGGATCAGCTTCATACTTTCAGGCCCCTCTCATGTAACCAGTGGGTTGCACGCAGCCTTGCGTTTTCCTCACCGGCAAGCAGTGAGCGGATAATCCCGACCGCCTCGCTGTCGTCGTCCTTCATCGCGGTATGAAGCGTTATCCCCCGGGCCACGCCACGCTTTATCGTGATGACGCCTTTTTTCTCCAGTGCGCGAAGATGCTCCACCGCTGCATTCACTGAACGGTATCCCAGCATGGTTGCCACCTCCTGATTGGTTGGCGGGAAGCCACGTTCTTTCTGATAAGAAATCAGCATATCCAGCACCTGCTGCTGGCATTGAGTTAACGTCGTCATGCCGCCATCTCCCTGACCAGTTTTTCTGCCTGCTGGCGAACCTGCGCCAGAAAGGCCTCACCACATGCCTCAAGTTCATCGCGCCCGATGTAGCTGATTGCCGGTCCCTTCCAGGTCTTGTCGAAAACAGCAATAGCACCAGCGAAGAAAGCGCCTGTCGGCACCTGCTTCTCATCCTTCGGGATAAACCAGGCAGGCAGTTCAAAACCAATACGCCCGCGAATAAAAGCAATATGGTCCGCATCTTCCGGCCACCACACTTCGCTGGTGGCAGCTTTGATCAGGAAAACATAGCGCCCGCCCTTATCACGCATGGCACTGGCATGTTTCATGATGTAACGCATGCCGGTGATGTATTGCCCCTCATGCTGACTGGCGCGGCTGTACGGGGGATTACCAAAGGCAGCACCTTTAAGCTCCGCAAGACGTTCTGACCAGTCATGCGCCAGCGCGTTATCTTCCGCCGTGTAATACGCGGCACATTTGGCGTTATCACCGTCAGTAAACAGATCCAGAACAAACGGGCCAAACAGGGTGTTAATTCCCCAGAAAATGTTGTCCGGCGTGCGCCACTGATCGCCCACTTCCTTCAGTTCATGGGCTGGTTTGTTCCGCAGTTCCACCAGCGCCTGGCAATATTTATTACTCATTAAGCCCCCACGTAATTCCCTGACAGATACCACTCTTCACCCGATGCAGCGCGCTTGCTGCTTTTCCGTAAGCACCGCTCACGACGCGCCAGAAAATTGTTTCGTTCTGGCTGGGAGTGGCTTTCACGGAATGCCGCCATCCACACGGTTGCAGCACGACGGTATAAGCCCCTGGACTCCAGTTCTTCAGCCTGGCGGGTCAGGCACAAAATCACCCGTGGATCGTTAGTGCCGACATAGAAATTGCGCACAGGTCTGGTTTCTCGAACTGGTTGTGGTTCCGGTTCCTGCGCTCTCTCAGTCAGGCGCGGGAAATGTCTGCGTGTATCTCCTTCACAACGGTGAGCCACACGCCCACTCTGACGTAACTTGCTTGCTGACTGCAGAACGCGCTGCCGTGAGTAACCTGCAAAAGCATCCGCAATGTCTCCGGAAGTACATCCCGGATGGGCTTCAATGAATTTCTGAACGTCATTCAAAAGACTCATGATCACCCCCTGAATCCTGCCGGGATCTGGCTGTAGTCCACGTTGTCGTAACTGGATTTGAAGTACGGGTCCTCACGTCTGGCTGCAGATACCGCAGGAACTTCCCAGGATTCTTCGAAATGACGATCCGGACCAAAGAACGTGACAGCCTGTTTCACAAATTGTGTGCCGCTGTTACCCATCGCAGATACCCAGCCCGCGTAGCGTTTCACACCTTCCAGCATGGTTTCGGGGTTTACCCCCTCATTCAAACGGGCTTTCCAGGCTTTGAAGGCTGCAGATTTTGAATTGCCACCAGCACGTTTGGGATATGCCAGCCATGCCTGCTCAAACTCCGGAGAGTATTCCGGTCGGTTTGAACGAACTCGCACGGACTCATCAACTGATGCACCAACAGCTATTGGTTCATTGACTGGTTCAAAAGAGTGACTGGTTCTGGGTGAATCTCCTGCACTACCCCCTGGTGCAACTCCTGCACTACCTAGTGAATTTGCTGCACCAGATAGTGAATTATTTGCACTACCCCCTAGTGAATCTCCTGCACCATCCAGATGAAGGAGATAGATATTACTTGAGTTACCTTTTTCACCTTTCCGGGTGACTTTTTTTACCAGCCCGGACTCACAAAGGGCCGCAATATGATTCATCACAGAACGTTTGCTAATCTCGCACTGGTCAGCAATATGCTGGTAGCTGGGCCAGCACTCACCCTGATCGCTGGCATTATCAGCCAGCTTGATCAGAACCAGTTTTCGCAATGGATTACCCACTCGAATTTTCATCGCTTTAACCATCAGCTCCATACTCATGCTGCACCTCCGAGATGCTTCATGTTTTTTCCGGAGCGAAAAGCTATAAGCGGCATACTGACGCGGTAATTACGGCCCAGCGGTTCACAAATCACCTTCTGGCATTCACGGTCAACCAGGCTAACACGTAGAACATGCCCTGCAGGTGTGGTGTACCACTGCCCAACTGTAGGAATTGATGTTTTTTTACGCTGAAGAAAACGGCAAATATTGAGGATCAACGGATTAAGCATGACGATGCCCTCCGCTGATATTCAGGAGACGGTGAATATGAAAATTAGCCTTATCCGCCAGACGAATACGTTCAGCCTGCAAGTTAAGAAGGGTTTCTACCAGAACTTGATGCGCCTGCGGATCCGAAAGAGTTACCTTGCGCAGAGCACGTAGTGCAGTTGTTACATAACTGAGTTTATGTAAGTCTTCATCATTCAGACGAGTGAGGGCTGGGACAGTAGCCATGATGGCAGCCTCCGTATGCAATGGATAACTTCCACCACCGGAAACGCCAATTTCGCTGGTGGTGAACTGAGCAGGGTTGGCGTAACCGGCGCATACGGAAACCGGCGCACCTTTCGGTGCCCCCACCCAGCCCACCATAATTTGGGTATAGCTGAGTTGTAGCAACAAAAAAGACGCTAACGCGCCAATTGTCGCCGTATGCAATTCCAGGACGCCAATCCCGGCACCCGCTTTATAAGGTGCCTGAACAGTGTAACGTCCCGGAATGGCAGAATCAATGTGCTGGTGGTCCTTCACACTCAACAAAATCACGCCTGAATTTCCACAAAGGACTAAAGCACTCATGCGGGTAGTCTTTGCGAAGATAGATAACGCGCTGTGTTTCTGGCTCCCAACGAATAACATGAACATAAAGTCCTCTTCCGTCACGAAACCAGCGGTTAAGTTCCTGCACAACTCGCCCCCCACAGTCAGGTAAAGTTCTCTGTGGTTACTTACAGCCAGGTGATTTGGTAATCTGCATTCATGCCGTAACAACAGGTGTTCAGCGACGCTGACCACCAGCTGTTGCGACAAACGGTTATTTGCCGTTAAACTGTTCATGCGTTAGTTTCTCCACAGACACAAAACGCCACGACGCCCGGAGCTGCACACTCGCGGGCGTCACTCTTTTCTGGAGCGCAAAAGATTTTGTAGACCAGTGCTGCATGCTCCTGGAGCTTCGAAATTGACAGATACAACTCATCATTAATTGCTGTCTGCTCGTGTGGCTCCACTACCCCATCTTCGATTGCCGAACGAATCTGCTTTGAGTAACTCCCGATCTGTTCGATGACTTCCAGCAGGCGCTGGTTTATATCGGCGTTCTCTACTTCCTCAATTTCAGGAAGCGATACAAACACCCCACCAGCAGACTGTGCGACAGCATCCGCAATGTAGTGAGTGCCAGCCGCGCGCTGTAAAATCATTGCCCATCCCAGCGGGAAAATCTGATCGCCATCTGCACGAAGGCGGTTGAATAAAGCGTTCTCTGTTACATCCAGCCACTCAGCAGCTTCAGCGTAACCCCCCGGCAACGCCGCGATAGTTTTTCTGACAGCTTTCACGTACCACTCAGGCTGTTTTTCTACTTTCCAGTGATGCTTACCCACGGTTAGCCTCATCGTTCTGTGGTTAAAAATTGAAGGTGTTCTGTTAATCTTTCGGATAGATATCCGGTCTTAAGTCAGATTTCGTAATTGCACCTGACGTGCATTGCTCAAGTTTTTTAGCCAGCACAAAACTGGCTTTTTTATAACCATTGAAAACCAGCCGTAAGTAGCCTGGTGTTGAGCCAACTTTTCCGGCCAACTCGCCCTGCTGTTCTTTGGTTAAAGAGTCCCAATACGCTTTCATACAATATGTACCTCCGATATACATATTACATGATTGAGATGAACCTTCAAGATACTTGTACCCTATCGGTACAAAGGTTTTAATTTCGTTATGAAAACAGTCCATGACATCCGGCGGTCTAACGCCAGAAAACTGAGAGATGGTGTTGGCGGGAATTCTTCCTTTGCCACCATGATTGATCGCGAGCCAACCCAGACCAGCAGGTTTATGGGAGATGGTGCTACTAAAAATATCGGTGACAGCATGGCACGGCACATCGAAAAATGTTTCGACCTGCCTGTCGGATGGCTTGATCAAGAACACCAGACAACAAACATCACAAAAAAACCTGATGTTTCAATTACTAACAAACAAATAACGTTAGTCCCTGTCATATCATGGGTACAGGCCGGAGCATGGAAAGAAGTTGGCTATTCTGAGGTTGATTTGAGCACAGCAGAAACTTATCCCTGCCCTGTACCCTGTGGCGAAATGACTTATATCTTGCGGGTGATTGGTGATTCAATGATTGATGAGTACCGCCCGGGAGACATGATTTTTGTAGATCCTGAAGTCCCTGCCTGCCACGGTGACGACGTTATTGCATTGATGCACGATACAGGCGAAACCACCTTTAAGCGGTTGATAGAAGATGGAACACAGCGTTACCTCAAAGCATTAAACCCAAACTGGCCTGAACCTTACATTAAGATCAACGGTAATTGCTCTATAATTGGTACAGTAATTTTCTCAGGAAAACCAAGAAGATACAAAATAAAGGCCTAATCAATATTTATAACCTGCTTCGGCAGGTTTTTTTATACTTGACAATGTACCCTTGAGATACATAATGTATCTAAAAGAAACATGTCACAGGCAAGATTAAACAAAATTTGGTTGTAACACGGCGTATGGCACATGCGTCGTTAGCGGTCTGGGGACGTTAAAGGGGACAATCCACTCCTTGCTCGGGCAAACAAACCAGGTAGCCGGAATGTGCAAGTCAATGATGATGCTGATAAGACGCCTAACCAGCGTGGCGGTTCGGTTTGACACCTGGGAAGAGACCAGGGTGCAACGATGAGGGCATTTATGGAACCGCGACAAAGTGTGGTGCCGTAACTGGCTAAGTGCTCTCAGCGTTGTGGTGAATGCGCAGGCTGATGCGCGAAAGACATTGCAGCTATTGCGGAAAAGAGCTGTTCGGCGGGGCAATTAAACGCCCGTGAGAGTCTGAAATAACCGCAAGCCGGAGATCAGCACCGGTCACCACAACAGCCACTGCTTTGGCGGTACCAGTTTGTACACTTGCTTCCGGCTGGTACCGCTCTTTTTACAAAACAGAGAAGAGCATCACCGGACGACGGGCTCATAACCCAATCCATCCGGGCGGCTGCCACCGCAGGTGTTCTTCTCTGTTTTGTGGAGAAACCAACCGACCTTGCAGGGTCGATATGATGAGGAGCAGCAAAATGGCTAGCGAACGCAGTACTGATGTGCAGGCATTTATCGGGGAGCTGGACGGCGGCGTATTTGAAACCAAAATCGGCGCTGTTCTCAGTGAAGTCGCTTCCGGTGTGATGAACACGAAAACCAAAGGTAAGGTCTCGCTCAACCTGGAAATCGAACCGTTTGATGAGAACCGTGTGAAAATCAAACACAAACTCTCATATGTTCGCCCGACTAACCGCGGGAAAATTTCCGAAGAAGACACCACCGAAACGCCGATGTATGTCAATCGCGGTGGTCGCCTGACTATTCTGCAGGAAGACCAGGGACAATTACTGACTCTTGCCGGTGAACCTGACGGAAAACTCCGCGCAGCAGGTAATTAATATCGTTCTTAATTAACCGATTATTTATCTCATCACTGAATATCTTTATATAGTGAGGACTTATTATGTCTCAGAACTTAGACGCAACCGCAATTAATCAAATTCATGCCCTTATTTCTGCTCAGGGTGTTAATGAAATTATCAGTAAGATTGGTGCCGATGCTGTGGCATTGCCTGAGAATTTCCGCATTCATGATCTGGAAAAATTTAATTTAAATCGCTTCCGTTTCCGTGGTGCACTTTCCACTGCCAGCATCGATGATTTTACCCGTTATTCTAAAGATCTTGCAGATGAAGGCACCCGCTGCTTTATCGACGCCGATAATATGCGTGCCGTCAGTGTACTTAACCTGGGTACTATCGATGAACCAGGTCACGCAGATAACACCGCCACTCTCAAACTGAAAAAGACAGCACCGTTCTCTGCCCTGTTGTCTGTTAACGGCGAGCGTAACTCCCAGAAGTCACTGGCAGAATGGATTGAAGACTGGGCCGACTACCTTGTGGGCTTTGATGCTAATGGTGACGCCATTCAGGCAACAAAAGCGGCTGCGGCTGTCCGTAAAATCACGATTGAAGCAAACCAGACCGCTGATTTTGAAGATAATGACTTCAGCGGCAAACGCTCCCTGATGGAGTCTGTCGAAGCGAAGACCAAAGACATTATGCCAGTGGCATTTGAATTTAAATGCGTTCCGTTTGAAGGCCTGAAAGAACGTCCGTTTAAATTACGCCTCAGCATTATCACTGGCGATCGTCCTGTACTGGTTCTGCGCATTATTCAGCTGGAAGCAGTGCAGGAAGAAATGGCTAACGAATTTCGTGATCTGCTTGTTGAGAAATTCAAAGACAGCAAAGTAGAAACTTTTATTGGTACTTTCACCGCCTGATTTCATTACTGCAAATGCCCCTGCGGGGGCATTTATGGAAACGTAATTAACTCAATAATCGCCGGATGGTGCGGGATTCCTTTTACCCGAATTCAGCGCGGTGCAGCGCATATAAAGTGGAGAACGAAATGTCATTTATTAAAACTTTTTCCGGGAAGCATTTTTATTATGACAAGATAAATAAAGATGACATCGTTATTAACGATATCGCGGTTTCCCTTTCAAATATCTGTCGCTTTGCCGGCCATCTTTCACACTTCTACAGCGTCGCCCAACATGCGGTGCTTTGCAGCCAGCTGGTACCGCAGGAATTTGCTTTTGAAGCGTTAATGCATGATGCAACAGAAGCATATTGCCAGGACATCCCCGCGCCACTGAAACGACTTCTTCCTGACTATAAACGGATGGAAGAAAAAATAGACACCGTAATCCGTGAAAAATACGGGTTACCTCCTGTTATGAGCACGCCAGTGAAATATGCCGATCTCATTATGCTGGCAACCGAACGCCGCGATCTCGGGCTTGATGATGGCTCTTTCTGGCCTGTACTGGAAGGCATCCCGGCAACAGAGATGTTCAAAGTTATTCCACTGTCACCAGGCCATGCCTACGGGATGTTTATGGAACGTTTTAACGAGTTATCGGAGTTACGCAAATGCGCATGAATGTTTTCGAAATGGAAGGGTTTCTTCGCGGGAAATGTGTACCGCGAGATCTGAAAGTGAACGAAACAAATGCTGAGTACCTAGTACGTAAATTTGCTGAAGCGGAGGCCAAGATTTCGGCTCTATCCGAAGACCACCAGAGAGCGATTGAGTCAATTAAGCAGGCTGATGCGGCTGTTAAGTTGGCACATGAGAAGTTTTCGGCGCTGGCGGCGGAGAATGCGGGGCTTAAGACCTTCAAAACCGCCGTTTATCAGCAGATGGGCGTCGGATGTGATGCTCCTGAATTCTCCATTACGGTAGGTTTGAGTAACTTACGTCGTTTTGCTGACACACTCCACGCCATTGAGCGTGAGTTCTTTACCAAAGAGCTACCTGATGAAGAGCACGAAGGCGAAACATTCAATGAATGTCCACTTAGCTGGGGAATGAGCGTCGAACAGTACGTTTCCGAGTTTCGCAAATGCCTTGCTGAAATTCGTTCGGAAGCACGCAACGAGGGGATTAACTATACCGCCAGCCGTCTTGCTGCTGCTTTCAACCACGGATTTATCAATAAGTCTTTACGTGAAGTTTTCGACGTTACGCGCATGATTCTGTCAGCGAAAGAAGAGTTGGCTAATGAACCGCACCCGATTGATGGCCTGTCCGGTGAATATGCGGAGAAATCCCTTGAAGAATGGGCGGAACAGATTCGCAAAGGAGCTGACAAGTGAAGAAGATGATTTTTGTGGCGGCATTGCTGACCATTACCCAACAGGCGCAGGCTTCAGCAGTTATTGTGGCATCTACCGCCGCGACCACGGCTGCTGTAGCTGCTGCGAACTCTGCGAATATCGCAAACCAACAGTCACAGCGTGCTGCCAATGCATCAGCCAGCGTTCACCCAATCGCCATTAAGACCGGCAAGAAAAATATAGGTTTCATAACATGCGGCAAACGTTCTGACGAGGCTGTAGGTTCACTTGGATGTACGGTATATGGGGGTAGTGAGAATAGAGAAATTCCATGGAAAACGTGGCCCGGATATGTTCTCGGCTCGAAGCTCCCTGCCAGCTATGAAGTAAACGCCGTATCGTTTGATCACTATAACGGCGTGGCAACGGTCTATTTTGCATATTGAGGCTCCGCATGAAATTCTCCAAATTTTCTGAGTTGGTGAATCGTATTTTGTCCAACAACCACAGCCATCGTCGCGATATGGATGTAACGATCGTTGTTCATTCGCCTGGCAGCATTGGTTCAACACCCTCAGTTGAGGTTCAGTCAATTCACGCTGGTTTTGATTGGGATTCCGGGAAAGTGCTGATTTTCCCAGCACAGCCACTGACCACGCTAACACCAGAACAGATTACTGATATTACTGATAGTGTGCGCAAAGGTCAGTCCTGGCACGCATATCAGGAATATAAGAAGCATAAAGAGCAGTTGGAAAAATTATCGATTGAACTTGATGCCGCAAAACAGCGCATTGCAGAGCTGGAGAGCAATCGCGCGGCGCTGGCGGCGGAGCATGGTATTCAGATTGCAATAAATGAACTGCTTGCTCTGGCCCCGCGTCTGGATAAACGAGCGGTGGATGCACTCTCTGTGGCTGTGGAGCACCTGTGTAAACTGATTAAGAAGGAGGCAGTCAGTGAGCAAAATTAATTACCAGGCACTGCGTGAGGCGGCAGAAAAAGCACTACATGGTGAATGGGGTTACGAGGCAGGGGCAATCTGGAATACCTGTGATAGCGGCTATGTTCAGCACATGGCAGCGGTCGAGGCTGGAGATGAGGTCAGCGATGAAGAGCATATGAGCAATATGCGTTTTATCACGCTCGCCACGCCAACTGTTGTTCTTGGATTGCTTGATGAGCTTTCTGAAGCTAAAGCAGCCGAAGAGAATGAGTCCAGTTGTGCTAACAGCGTTATCGACATCGCTATCAACTGGCAGATGCGAGCCAAAGATGCAGAAGCCAAGCTGGAAGCCGCAGAGAAGCGCATAGCAGAACTGGAAGCACGGGAAATACGGCTCCCGGAACGTAGCAGCATGCTTCATCGAACAGATTTTCACGATGATTACCAAACGGTAATGGCATACAAAGTTTCTGAAGTCATCGATGCAATCCGCGCTACTGGCATTCGCATCAAAGGAGAGTGAGATGGACGGACAAATATCAATCGTTCGGCCGGGAGCATGTGACGATCGCGAGATACGAATGATTATTCGTCTGGCGATGGGGAAAACAATAACGGCTCTCATTACTCCAGAAAATCTCGCATTAGCATTAACCGGAAAGTCAGACCTGCCAGTAGAGCTAAAGCTGCGAAATGTTGAGATTAAGGTGAAATAGCTATGACCACTATTACCAAAGAGCGACTACTGACAATCAAGCAGTGGCGCGAAACATACGGACCTGGTAGCAACGTTGTACTGCCAGCAGAAGAAGCGGAAGAACTGGCACGAATTGCACTGGCATCGCTGGAAGCAGAGCCAGTGGCGTCATGCATTATTGAGGATGGGTGCATGTGTGTTGACGGGTTCGGTGAGTATGTAGGTCACTCGCTGCCTGATGGAATGCACCAGCTTTACACCGCGCCGCCAGCGCTGGTAGTGCCTGATGAAATGGATTTGCTTACCTGCCATCTCGACGGTGTAACTGAAACATATGCTGATGGCTGGAACGCCTGCCGCGCCGCCATGCTTCAGGGTAGCCAACCTGTAAGCCAAACTTACAACTTGCCAGAATTAATCGAAGGCATGGAAGTTTCCATTGATGTAAGCACTTGTGATGCTGATTTAGGTAATCGCTATTTCGGCACCGTCACCGAGGCGTTAGAACTTGATACAGCCAAGAATGGTTACATCCTCCTGGTTCAGGACGCAGAGCCAAACTTCGATGTAAATGGCAACTCTCCGGGAACTCCGGATAGTTGGATAAGCTGTAGTGAGCGAATGCCGAACGACGCGCAGTGGTGCGTAGTTGACGCCGCAGACGGGTATTACGTGCAATGCTGGTCTGAAGGTCAAGGATGGCTTGGAGATGACATCAGCCTACGTAATTGCGATGTAATCAGATGGATGCCGATTCCTGAACCACCGCAGGAGGTGAAGTGATGAACAACTTAATGATCGACCTTGAGACGATGGGGAAAAATAAGGATGCACCGATCGTTTCCATTGGCGCGGTGTTCTTCACTCCAGAAACCGGAGACATCGGACAAGAATTCTATACGGTTGTTAGCCTGGAAAGTGCTATGGGGCAAGGAGCTACACCTGACGGCGATACCATCCTGTGGTGGTTGAAACAAAGCCCTGAAGCACGAGCTGCAATCTGTATTGATGATACTTTGTCGATCAGCGATGCCCTCTCAGAACTAAATCATTTCATTAACCGGCACGCAGCCAATACGAAATATTTAAAAGTCTGGGGTAACGGGGCCACCTTCGACAACGTAATTTTACGTGGAGCTTATGAGCGAGCAGGACAAATCTGCCCGTGGGCATACTGGAATGACCACGATGTACGCACGATCGTTACGCTTGGGCGTTCCATCGGATTCGACCCCAAAATGGACATGCCTTTCGATGGCGAACGGCACAACGCCCTGGCCGATGCCCGTCATCAGGCAAAATATGTTTCCGCTATCTGGCAGAAATTAATTCCTGCCACCAGCACAGAATTATGATTTTCCCGGGTGCAGCCGGTTTTGATGGAGAAAATTATGAACACCTTGTTTTTACTGATGGCTGAATTCAATACCCCTAACATTGAACTCTCAGCAGTTAGTCAAAAATACTTTGGTATGAGTCCAGCCACAGCAGAAGCAAAAGCAAACGCTTGTAAGTTGCCTGTACCTACATATCGCATCGGTACATCACAAAAAGCAAAACGCTGCATCAACATTCAGGATCTTGCGGAATATATTGACAAAAGACGGGAAGAAGGGCGAGCTGAGTGGGAAAAAGTCAGAACGGAAAAACAAAAATATAACTAAACTAAAACTATGGATAACCCGTATATGTACGGGTTATTTTTCTTTATCACTATCTTTTCTTGATTTGAACAATCCACTAACAACGAAACCAACCAAACCAACAATACTAATTGTACTTGTACCTAGTAATGCAACGATCGCTTCAACTGGAGGCTTTCCTTCATGTGCAATAAGAAACGATGTAAACATTGCGACAACGAATAAGCACCAACACGACATAAACCAAACCGTGAATGAGGCCATTTTTGTCCGAAGCTCATTGTCTATTTCTTTACCAGTTGCGTCAGCTATCTTATCCCGTACTTGTGATTTGAGCATATCAAGCTGAGCTTGAAGACTGTCCATTCTGTTCTGCTGCATAAACTCATGCAATGCACCAGTATTAGAACCAAACTCTTCTGCCTCCAGAATAGCTTTATTTTCTGAAGAAGAATCATCGTCGCTCTCATGATTAGACGGCTCAAATGCAGATTCAAAAACCTGTTCTTGACTGTCAGTAGAGTTTAAGGATGCTTCAGAGCGACCATTTTCAACACCTGCGGCCGCTCCGATAAGTTTATAAATATCTGAATTGTGAGACATGTCATCCCTGAATATTACTTTTCAGAGGCCCTGACATTGCTGTCGGTTATTCAATAAATCATGATAATAAGCCTTGATCGCATCATTTGAGATGATTGACGAGCCAATACCATTATAAGCTTGTGACCAAGGCGTACCTGGCATATGAGTTAGAGTTGATAACTCAATTCCATTTTTCGAGCCGTAAAACTTATAAACAGCCCCGATAATGCTCTCTGCTTGCGGATCCATAGTAACGATGCCACCAAAAGGAGCTACTGCTACATTCGTAACAGGTTTATTCCCATAGTCTTTGAAAGCATCGTACATTCCAGGAATAACTGGACCGTACTTCCACGCGGAGACACATTCATTGAGCAAAGGCTTACCTGTTAATGCTAAATAGTAACCATGGGCAATATAAGTAAGCTTCTGCAGTTGCATGTGGGTCAGAGGATTATGATGTTGGTTTCCCAACGTTATGAATTTATTGGCTATTTGTACCGGACTGTACAT